TGTTCGCACTCCTACGTGCAGTTGCTGGTGCATTGCCACCAGGTAAAGCAGGGTTAGCACCTCCAGGAGGCGGTACAGCTCCCTCAGCAGGCGGTTCGTTAGTTCCTGAGTCCAACTCTCGGGCAAGGTTCTTTTCGGCATATTCCATCTCACTATCAACGTGGGCGAGTATCGCCTTATAGATATCTTGCTCTAGCTCCATATTGTCAGCGAAGTCAATATGTTTCCTGATATGACCCATAGTCGCCCCTCGGTTTGGTTTGACCTCTTCGCCTGATACTATCTTCTCATTCTCATCGGCAGCCTCAGCCATTATTTCCTGATCACCATAGTTTTTGGTATCAGTAGCGTTCTTGATATCTGACTCATCATAATTAGCACTACGCAACAACTGTTCAATCGCCCATTTAGGATTGATACTCGTTATTAAATCACTAGTAAGGACCAAAGACAGTGCCTCTTCTTTCTTTTTCTGTTTGACTTCGTTGAGTTGCTCTTCAGCGTTACCACCAGTTATTTTAATATCAAGTTCTTTGTCTAAGTTTACATCCTCCTTGTTAAGCTCATCCCATTCAATACCAGTAGCACCAACAATCTTGACTGCCTCTGGCTCTGAAAGGTGTTCGTCCACTCCGTTCACCCAGAGTAGAGCCTTATCCTCCCACGCCTCAGAGTATGATTTGTTAAGCAATCCCATTCTGTCAGCCACTTGCTGTAAATCACCATAATAAATTCCTACCTTAGCGTTTTTATCCGTTGTACCTTGTGCGGATGCCGTGATGCCTGTCTTCTGTCCGATGAAGTTATCGAGCCAATCAGTAAGATTGACGATCAAATCAGTTCTGTCCGGCACTTCCAAATTCTTTACAGCGTGATCGAGAGTCCGACCATTCTGTGTGTTAGCAACCACGATCCCATTCTTACGCCACTTGAGCTGGTTAATGTTATTTATCATGGTAGAATCGATTACCCTCATCACATCATTATTCTTTTTGAGGTTCATCATGCCATCATTAAAAAGCTCTTTCATAGAAACAGCTATCGGTCTGATAACATCGGCAGGAGCAGGACACAATAAAGACTGGAAGTTGTTTTCTGTTTGCCATACTGAATAAGGGTATAGCTCAGAGGCAAACACATCTTTCATCAGCTTTATTTTGACCCATACACCAGTCTTGTAATCGAATACTATTTGATACTTCTTCCCGTCGTGCCAAAGGAATAGCTCAGTCAGAGAGAAAATACTCTCACCGAGGTACATATTGCTCTCTACATCAAGCCCCATAGCTTTCTGCCGAGTATATCGGCTCGTATAGAGGTCTTCGTTGTGTTTGGTTTCGTCACTGTTGGTCTTATTCTTCAGTTCTCTGACCTGCACCGCACTGTAATTCTTAGACGCAACTTCTTCTTTTATGTCTGACAGAGATTTGAATATATTTTCTTGCCCATTAAAACGATGCTTCTGAATATATGCACCACCACTTGGCTCGAAAATATAATCCTGCAAACTGACATTCTCTAAATTAGATTTATATTTAGGAGTATTTTCTGAGTAAAATTTAGAGATACCTACTCCCTCGAATATAGCCTGCTTCTTCTCGTTCCTGTCTTTAGCGTTCCACTTCTCACGCACGCTTGAGCTATCATTCTCCCAGAAAGCGGTATATTTCTTGGCTCTCTTTAAATCAGCTTCGGTCTTATTACTAAATTGGACAGACGGAGCGTCATCTATTTTACTCATCAGAGTATCGACAAAGCCTGTCATCACAACATAATCAATAGGAATATTAGAATATCCCTTAAGAGCAGGCTTCTCGACATTAAGGTAAATATCCAGACTTTGCTGTATCTGCTTTAGTCTAGGCTCTTTATACTTAACACAAGTTGCCACCATTTTGACGGCTTTTTCAGCAATTACATCAGCGGTTTCCTTGCTTATCTGTCCCTCTTTTTTAAATGCCATAATTATAGTTAAGCTGTTAAGTCATCATCTACGGACGGATTATATACCTCATTAATAGTTGGTACTTCCTCATCTGATGAATGTAATTGTTTATTGATATCTTCTACGGCTTGGCTAGTTTCACTTCCCACTCTGCCCTCATACTCGCCGGGCAATTCAGGCTCGGGCTTGAATGGCACAATATCAGGAGCGACCACATCACTCAGCGAGAACCATATCCTCATCAATAGATTATCTAAGAAATCAGGAGACCTGCCAATATGCTCTTTAATCTCATCCTTTGGCACAAGCTGTTTTTTTGAGTCTTCGTCAGGTTTGAAGTCTTTAAGCTCACTTATCTCTTCCTCGATGAATTCCTTTATTTCTTCATCCTTACAATCAACAGATATTTTATGATTGTTTATCATATCCGCTAGGCGGTATCCGCACTGGTCTTTTAATGATTTAAAGTTTTCCTTAGGAAATATACGCTTCTTTATCCCGTTGACTATCTTGTAAACTGGCTCAGCATTTGGGTCTTCAAGTGGACCAGAGTTCGCAATAAATCCTTTCACGCCTCTCATCTGATCGATTACACCTGACCCGACTCCGACCTCATCTACTATACAGTGGCTAAATGGTATTTTTTCTTTAGACAACTCATCCTTAGCCATTATAGCGGTCAAGCCTGTATCCTGGTTCTCCCAAACGATTATTTTATAGACACGCCAGCCTCTCCACAACATCATTACAATCTTGTCCTTACCAAAACGAGCCACATCTAGCGTTGCATATTTTTCTTTGCCCTCTTCGACAGTGTTAGTCCAAATATCTTGTATTGCATCACCGTCGACAAGACAGTTATCATCATCGTCATAATTCCAATCGCCACCTTTTAGTCTTTGTTTGGTTATCTTGTCAGCGATTTCATCTAGCTGTTCACCATAAGTATCAGCCGTGTAATAGTTATCTGAATATAACGATTGGATGTAAGCGTAAATTGTTTTAAGCGTTCCCTCTTTCCAAGGTTTCCATATCAATCGCTTCAACCAGTTCTTTTTAGGGTTGCAGGTAATAAGCATTTTAGGATGAATATTAAATTCCTTGTTCAAATGCCTACCAATACGAGTTTTCAGCACATCGAAAGCCTTAAAATGGACTTCTCCTGCCTCTTCTATCCACCCACCTGTATATTCAGTCGATCCAAACCTCTCAAACAAAGGATCGGACGGCTGGAAATTCACATCAAGCAAATCAATCCTACTACCATTCACAAATTCAATATAATTATATTGCCCGTTTAGTTTCCAATCCGAGTCAGGAATACTATGAAATTTACATACTTTTTTAAAAGTCTCATAACTAGACTGCATTAAGCGTTTCAATTCTTTTCTACCAATAAACCATTTAGTACCAGGGAATCTATAGCACATTACGATGAGCCACTCAGCACCCAAAAAACTTTTGCCACCACCCGCTTAAGCTCCCCCGCCGAACAAAATGTACTTCGTTATGGAATCGTTTAACTTCTGCCACGCTAAATGTTGCTTAGGCAAAGGTTTTATAGTTATTGTAATTCCATTTTCCATATATTTTATTTAGCGGGGGAGAGTTTCTTAATTTCTTTTACTTCTTTAATTTCGGGTTGCAAATAATTTATTTCCATAACGGCAGCGATTTTTTCACCATCAGGGCCACTATGCTCATTAAGTCTAGGAAGTACAGTTCCAGCTAATTTTAGCAAAACTGGGTTAAACAGCTCATCATCTCTACCATTCTGCAAAACCTTACACAGTTCCTTCAATGCCAAAGTCCTCACCTTAGCGGAAAGTTTACGATCGTTCAATGATTTACCGCCTTTGCCTTCGCTTACTCCGGCGGAATTTTGATTTCCTAATGCTGCGCCCATAAAAAATGTAACAAATAACAAAGGTTTTTTATCTCTCCCAGCTAGATTTGCTAGCTAGGTCAAAAAGAAAACCGCCAAGTAATCTTTCACTTCAAGGTCTGGGTATAGGCTCGTCACTATAACCAAACTGGGGGAAACAAAAAAATAGATACTAAAACTCTACCTAAAAGGTAAAATTCTAATATCTATTTTAGACGAAGAGCATTTCATTGAGTGGGGAACTCAGTTGATACTTTTTTATTATATATTGTTTTTTAGGAAATGTCAAGCTTAATACTATTTTTTAATAT